ATTGTCACCAAGTCTTGTAATTACAGAACACAATTCATGATAATTACAGTTTTGAGATTCATCTACAATAACTATTGCGTCTTTAATTGTTAAACCTCTTATAAAAGAAGTTGTTAAAAATTCTATTTGTTTAGCTTGTAACAATTTATTCCACGCTTCATGATCATCAAATAAATCATTTACAATAGCTTTATATGGTGTTTTATACGCTTCTTCTTTTTCTTCTAATGTTCCAGGAAGAAATCCCATATCTCTCGTTGGCAATGCTGATCTAACAATAATAACTTTACTATATTCCTTTTTTAAAACTGCTTCTAGTGCAAGATATAAAGATATAAATGTTTTACCTGTACCAGCTGAACCATCCAAACATAAATGATTGCCTTTAGCAAAACAATCAAACACTTCTTTTTGTGTATTTGTTAATGGTTCTAATTCTTTTAAATGTTCTAAGCGAAGTTTCGAAGGTCTTTTATTCATTTTGTTCTAATATTATCCTTTAGTCTTGGAGGTAAACCTGATTTGATTCTATTTTGTACTTCTTTCCAACCATCACCAGCTTTTTTAAGCGTACCACCAACTTCAGTTGCAATAGTTGGAACGCTAATCATTGGTTCTAAGTGTGGATTATCTTCTAAGAATTGTTCTCTTTCGGCAATCTTTAACATTTTAGTTATAACTTCGCCAGTTTCTTTATTTTTATATTCATATAACGGCATTGAACCACTCCGGAATTTGTCTTTTTGTCCATTCCATTTTAAATCTCTTTTGTTTTGTTTGATAAAAGTTTCTATAAGTTGCAACAGCATCTGTGCCACCTAATCCATGAACTACACATTCAGGATTTGATTTCATTGCGAGTTTAAACGGTGTCATACCTCCAGATCTGTTGATATTTTGAGGTAATTGTTTGAGAACATCTCTCAACTTAGTATCTGTTGAATGAGTTTTTTCATAGCGATATGTATACTCATCGCATAGAGCAATGAAGTGTTCGTAGTGCCAACTGTAATTACAACAGCTTTCACCTGTCCATATGGTACAAGGATGTTTGAAGTGTACTGCTTTATAAAGTACATCTTCTCTTTCATCATGTAATCGGTAATAATCTACCATTCTTTTACCTGATTTTGATGGCCTTTTCTCTTTAGTCCCATCCAACATTCTATGTATAGTAGATAACATTTGTGCCGATTCGACAATCATTTTTACAACGTGTTTATCACATTGTAGTTGTGCTGCCACAACTGGATCATCATCTAATACAAATACATTCATAACAATATTATACCAAATTTTTTATATTTTGTAAACTAATTTATTTGATTTATTTCAATCATATCATTAATGTATCGATCGATGTGTGCTATTTTTTTCTCCATCTTATATGCCAATACATTCTTTCCTTTTTTCATTAAGTTTCTCTGATAGTAAAGTGCCTCTTTCTTGTCTTTCTTGAGGCGTTCCAATTGTTGTAAACTCATATATTTTCTCCATAAGTTTTGTTAATTGTACTACCATAATATAAAGTTTAGTTTCCTCCTTATTGCTTTATTAATCCTGGAAAAGCAGATTTCACAATAGCTTTTGTGACATACTTTAGACCTAAGTTTTTGTCTTTTGCATTACACAAAAGTTCTGCTTCTTCTGGATGTATTTTTTGTAGTAACTCTACAAATAGTTGTTCTCTTTTAAACTGATTTAATCTAGGTGTGACAGCAGGAATAAAATTACCAAACAGAGGATATTCAAATCTCAATAGTTTTGGTGCATCTACTTGCGGACCTTCTAGATCGTATGCTTTGTATGGCGGTGCGCCATCGGGTAATGAAAGTTTAATAGTATCATCAAGGGCAATTCTCAAAATATCTTTCAGAGCAGTACAATCATGCTCTTGTAGATAATCGATTCTTCCTTGCCTAGTACTAATTTTATTAACTTCTTTTAAAATATCTGATATTAATGGTTTAGCCATTATAAAATTCCTCCACGACTTCAATCAAATGATTACATCTTTTTTTTATTAAATAATTCAAAACTCGCATCTTCATTGCTGGTTTTTGACTCTCATATGTATTTATAACATTATTTTGTAACTCTGATGGAATCTCTGCGAGATCAATAAGAGTTTTATTTCTTTGGTAATTTCTATATTCTTCGCTTGTCATGACGTCACGAAGATTATCTGCATTTTCTGCCCAATATTCGATTTTCTTTTTTGTCATTGGAGATTGTCTTATATCATCCATAATCGCATTATCGGGAGAAAGAACATTAGGTATACCATCACCTTTATCTCCTCTCATAATATGTTCAAACATATATGATCTTGGATTTGGATCTGATACCATTTTCTTTTGAATTGGTGAGAATTGTTTTACATTACTATATTTTTGTAATTGTATAAAATCTTTATCTGATGAAATAATCATTACAGGTTCGCTTTGACCAAATTCTTGAGTATTCAATACAAGTGAACCAATTATATCATCAGCTTCTAAACCTTCCATATGTAAAACTTTATATGGTAAATTTTCTTTAATTTCGTCTCTTACAAGATTTAGAATTCTAAAAATTTCTGTCCAATCTTGATCAGATTCTGATCTGTTCTTTTTTCTATGAGCTTTGTAAAGAGGAAAATAATCTTTTCTCCATGTATTCATGCCATCAGCACAAATAACCATTTGACCATATTCGTCCCTATACTTTTTATTATACATACGAATACTATTAAGTATCATATGTCTAATCATATTTTCATCGTTTAGTTTTTGCACAATAATATTCGATAGTGCAATTTGTGAGTAATCAAGTAAAATCATTATAACCCTGTTGTTCTATTAGTTTTTCAAAAATATCGTCCAAATAATCATGTAAGAAATGTTTCAGTCCTCCAAATCTCATGAACATTGAAGATAATAAATTTACAATTACAAAAATATCTTTTGATTCTGGAAAATCTTGATTTCTAAATTCCATTTCTTGGAATGGTGATCCATCAGATTCTTGAATTAATTCTTCAACCATCATTAATATTAGTTGAGCCGTATCTACACAATCATTAGAAAAATTTTCCATTTCCATATCTTTTTCATAGATTTCATCAGCAATTTCTTGCATTCTTTTTTCTATTGGAAATTGTATTATATTATCCTTCGACATAGTGTCTATTATACCATACTTTTTAAATTAAGTACATAGTTATTTTTAATAATTTCCTGAGCTCAACACAATCTTACAAATATGTTCCAACCTTTCAATGTGCTCAAATGCTCTCCATGGTGTTTCATCAATAGCTACTACACCATGACCTTTAATACCAACAATATCAAAATAACATGAGCCATCATTTTGTAATCCAAGATTATCAAAACAATGATCAGCTAATTCTTGTGAAATTGGTGGAACGTCAGGTACATTAGTTGCTACTTTAGAATAACGTCCTAGTTCTGGAAAAAGAGTTACTAGTTCGTTTAATTGAATTCCAGCATGCATCGCTGCCACAATATATGTTGGATGTGTATGTAATACCACACGAGTTTCTGTTGGTATATTTTTTTGTAATCCCCAGTGCAGAGGTAATTCTCCTGTTGGCTTTAAGCCCGATGCGATATCTGTGAAATACATATCATCACAATTATCGACTTTTAATTTTTTAAACATATCATATTGAATGACTGGTTTTCTAACACCAGATGGAGTTACATAAAAATGATCTCTATCTGCATGTCTGAGAGATACATTACCATCTCTTGTACTAATCATTCCTTTATCATATGAATGCTTCATCACTTCACATATAGTTTCTAACATAATATTCCTTATTTTATATTTTTTACGGCATTTCCGCCGAGTCTGATTTGTATTATACCATTATAATAGTCATCAGTTAGTAAGACTTCTCGATCAAATTGCTCTTTAGCTTCTAAATATGCACATTCGCCTTTAGTCTTACAAAGATGAAGTATTTCTCTGTGAAACATTTCTTCACCTTGTTTTTGAACATCTTCGTTCAAATGTTTGTTTGAACCGTAATAGGTTTTCCAATCACTCTCAACTAGCAAGCGCTTTCGTCTCTTCCTCGTTTTTGTTATTGGTAATGTTTTCTTGCTCCAGAAGAATTTTTTCCCCACATATTTTTTGCCTGTCGCTCTGTTCGTTATTAAGTACACGAAACCATAAACGTCTTTGTGATCGTAATCTTCCGGCAGTTCGTATTTTTTGCCTTCGTAATGCCATGTCATATACCTATTTATTCATCAAAATTTAGCTCTTCTGCAGGTTCAACTGCGGATCCGCAATGCGGACAGAAAATAATTTCTGGTCTTTCTTCTTCAAAATATATTTTTGTTTCGGTAAAACAAAATTCACAACTATGCGTATACCAATGATTTGGTTGCATGGGATCTCCTTATCCTATTTGCTCTTTTAAATTATCGTATCCACCAATTTTTTCACCATCTACTATAATTTGTGGAAACGTTCTAGCAGTTGGAAATTTTTCAATTAATTCTTCTTTGGTAAAGTCTTTACCTAATTGAAAATACTCAAACTCTTTTTGTTTTTGAGTACATAATACTTTTGCCATATCACAAAATGGGCAATGTTCTGTTCCATAAATTTCTATCATTTCAATATTTCTCCTATAATATACATTGTTCCTAGCATAAATCCTACTAAACTTACTTGTAGAATAGATATGCCAATAATTAATTTGCCTTGGACATCAGCCCAATATTTAAGTTCACCACCGATCCACTCTTTCTGTTCTTCAGGAGTACAATCTCTGGGTTTTGCAAAATTAAATTCTAATTGTTGTGGCATTATAAACTTAATCCTGCGAGTTTGTTTTCATCCATATCTTGCTTTACACCACCAACAACATATGAACTAATTTCTGTTTCTTGAGGCGCAACTTGAACGTTACCTCCTCCGATCCATTTTTCAGTCCATGGTAATGGATTCATTTTTGATACTGTATAAGGACATGGTAAACCCAATGCTCTCATTCTTTTACAGCCGATCCATTCAATATAATTGCTTAGAATAGTTTCATTTAAACCAATCATAGAACCATCTTTGAATAAGTATTTAGCCCATTCTTTTTCTTGTTCAATAACTTTTGTGAATAGA